GCCCGACTAATCGATTGCAGATGCGATTGCGTTGGCTGTCATGCCAACTCCACCAGCGATCATGCCAAACGGTCCGGGTATGACCGATAAGGCTGAACCTAGTGAGCCAATCACCCTGAGAAACCGATCCCAAAAGCCGCCGTTCTCATAAGCTGGAACAGCGACCGGCATGTCCTTGACGAACCGTTCGTAAATTTCCATTGCCACAGGATCATGAGATGGTGATTGATGAGCGAGATAGGAAAGTAAATTTCCAGTATCCGGCAAATATTCCACCAAGAGAGATACAGTGACCACATAGGAAGTTACCACGCCTGTTGTCGGAACAGTGCAAATGAGGGATTGCATCCCATTGTCAAAGCCGACCACAGGGCCATTTAATACCCCCGATGTAACAGCGTCCCCAGGCTTAACTGGGAGCGTTGGATGGCGGTATAATGGAGGAACGAACGACCAGTCAGGATTGTTGCACACCATCGGCATATATACTCCACTCGCGAGCGGTCCACTGTAATGGGGACCTGAAGATATATCCTGCTGATTGGCATGCTCCATGCCTGTGGGAATCCAGACAGCTCCGGCTGTGCTACCGCTTATCTCCGAAGGGGCTATGCGCACCGAACCCCGGGTGGCGTAAACCACACCGGGGGTAGAGGCAGGAGCCGTGGTTGGGATGAGTTCAAAAGTGCCGCCCAAAACCCTGAATCCGGATATGAAACTATCCGTGGTTGTGGCGGACGCCGAAATGTCCTGGAATACCTGAGCAAGGACATTCGGGAACTGCACTCCCGTCCAAGTCGAAGATGCAGAAGCACCTCCTAGTAAGGTCCACAAAGCTGAGGGCAATGCGGGCAACATACAGAGGTGCAAATCCTGCGTGGCCGAAGAGGATATTGAGGTGGACACCTGATGTTGCATCACAAATGTCGCACCCCCAAATCGATCCGGCACACCCGCGGGCACAACACCGGGAAAATCGCGAGGCGCAATTGTGGCCTTCAGAAACTCTATGCCATCGGCAGAGCATCTGAGACCACGGAAGCCTCCACGAACTTGTGGCGCCCTGCGCCGTGGTACCACACTAGTAACTGCAGTGGGAGCGAGCTGCATAGAATAAGCGGCATTGCGCCGCACATTGCGGTTGCGAACTGCGGGAGGACGTGATGTGCGGGAAAACCGCACTGACTGTCTCCTGCGCCTTCCAACTCTGCGTTTCACCATGTTGAGATTATTATTCCCAATCCAGGCGCCACCGCGCCTTATCCTCCATGGTGAACTGACGCTGAACTGGTATGCCCCACGCCTCCTCAAAGGAGAGTCTTGTGGACATAAGAACCGGCATGTGTAAGCACTGAGTGTCCTCCAAGAGGGCACGCGCCTCCATGTGCGCCCGCATCATCCTACCTCGCCCCTGCTGCATGAACCAGGTGGAATAAGCCTGCAACACTGGTACACCAGTGTTGCAAACAAGTTCACACCAACCAATGGTACGCGTGAGCCTGGCTAAGGCCTTAGCATTGTAGTTGCGAGTTGTCCACGGCATCCTGGTTATCACCCTTGCGGGATTCCTAACCATACGCCAAGTGCCTGCAACCAAAACCGGTCTGCATTGGCAAAACTCAAGCAACTGGAACTCATCAACCAAAACAGGCCGATTAGTTTCCATGCCACAAAGCCCAAACCACGGATAGGCAGCCTCCAAGGCCGCGAATCCAGCGCGTTCAAAGACGATAACTGAATCATCACCATCAACGAGGATATGACCACGCACTTGCGCGCGGGACAAATACGCTCGCAAAATGGCATAATTCAGCAGGGTGTTACCCAACCCCGTGTTCTGATCGCCTGACATGCGCGTGCCACGTACCGTGTAAGTGGTACCATTCTTGGTGCGACCCCTGTTGACAAGTTGCATGGAAAGCAACCAGCGCAACTCATCGCCGCTAAACGCCTTACAATAATGAGCGTGTTCCAGACTCAATAGTTCAGTGCTAACATGTGCATCAAACTTGGAATGATCAAACAGGCAGGCAACAGGGTTCTGGAAATCATCCCACATTTCACGCAGGGCACTTGCGCGCCCATACGAGTTCATGCCCTTAGCACTAAACCTGTGACCATCAACCTCGATGGAGTAAAATTCGCGCTCGAATGGTTTGAGATACCTTCCTAAGCGGAGCCCATAACGGTAATTGCGATACTGAATGCACCGTGGCTCCTTGATGTCATCTAAGGTGTACTTGTCATCCTTGAGAAACATGCGCACCTGACCATCCTTACTCTGAACTGGAAGCTCAACTAAAGTAGACGCCGCCTCTTGGAGTGCGCGCCTTTTGCCACCCGTGTAGTGGTCCACTACCTGCAGAGTGCTCCATGGGACAAGCCCATGAAGTTCCACAGGCCCCAACGCCGCCTCAAGCTCACTAATAGGAGCCGTGAAGCGGGCGCCAGTATCCACCAGATGCCTCAAAGTGAGAGCCCGCCGCTCATTACACACACAATCGGCGTGAGTGACCACGCCAATTGGGGTAGGGACGAGACTCTGAGTGATGCGCTTCGTCGCACACCAGGGCGCACCAAGCTTGATGGATGCGCCGGGTAGCAACGACGTCTGGGGAGGTACAGAAAGTTCATCCATGCAAGCCGCCTGCACTCCCCTTTTGTCCTATGGTTCTGGCAAGCTAGTTGGGCGGTGCTGAAACCACCAAACAATCTTGC